TTAGAAATGGTGTCTATTATCTTTCTGATGGTGCTGATACCTCACCTACTTGGACTTCGTTAGGTACTGCTGCAAGTACTAATTTTGCAAAAGTTAGACAGGCACGTTATAATTATAGTAACACACCTAAAATGGTTTTTGTAGATGGTATTAACTACCCTGCATATTATACAGTAGGTGGTAGCAGTTTAACTTATATAACAGCTTCTACAGACTCTGATGGTAATGCTGTTGCTACAAACATAAATACACCAGTACAGGGTGCTAGTCATGTCTGTGTATTTAAAAATACAATGTTCTTTGGTGTAGGTACAGAACTTGTATTTACTGCCCCATATACACCCGATGATTTTGATCCTAATAACGGAGCAGGAAGTATTGGCGTAGGTGGAGAAATAACTGGTCTAATTGTTTTCCGTGATCAACTTATTATCTTCACAACCGATAAAATTTTCAGGTTGACTGGATCTACTGGATCTGACTTTTCTTTAATACCTATAACTGAAGATCTTGGATGTTTAAGTACTGATACTATTCAAGAGGTTGGTGCTGACGTTATGTTCCTGGGTCCAGACGGCCTACGTACTCTAAGTTCAACAGAACGTATTGGTGACTTTGGGATTGATGTTGCATCTAAAAATATTAGACCTACAGTTAAGAATTTAACAACTTATGCTAATAACTTTGCTAGCTTAGTTATTAGAGGTAAAGCTCAATATAGATTTTTTGCCTATGTATCTGGAGAAACAGCTACCGTTGCAAAAGGTGTTCTAGGTACAAAGTTTGTAGACCAAGGTGGTCAAGGTTTTCAGTGGGCAGAACTGCAAGGCTTTAAAGTATACGTAGCTGATTCTCAATTTATAGATTCTGATGAGTACAGGTTGTTTGCTAATGAGGACGGTTATGTATATGAAATGGATGTTACAACTAGTAGGGATGGGTCAAGCATAAACTCTGTTTATGAATCTCCATTTATGCCTATAAATGACCCTCAAGTACGTAAAACATTTTATAAATTAGATCTATATATAAAACCATCTGGTGCAATTAATATCACAGCTGGTCTAAGATTTAACCAAGATGTAACAGGTTATATACAACCTAGCACCTTTAGCATTACTCAAACTGGTTCTACCATTGCTCTTTATGACGACAACAATACGGTTTACAGGGAGCTTGTTACAGATGATAATGCTGGTGTGTATGGAGAACCTAAAACACAAAGTTATAAAAATCAAGTTGTTGGTTCAGGAGAAACAGTAGCTATACGTATAACAGACGACAGTTCTGATGCTGATTTTCTACTAGACACAGCTATATTTGAATTTACTACCAATGATAGACAGTAAGGAAACCTAGAATGGGACAAGGCTATACAAGAACTAGTACGGCTACTATTGCCACTGGTAAAGTTATTAATGCAGCAGATTTTAATGCTGAATATAACCTTATAGAAGATGCTTTTAACAATAGTACTGGACATGATCACAGCGGTGCAGCTAATGGTGCTCCTATTGATCAGATTGGACCAAACCTAGAACTTATAGTAGAGACTGGGGCAATAAAACCTCAATCAGCTACACCTGCTATTGACATTGGTGCTTCAGGTTATAAATTTAAAGATGGTTATTTTAGTGGTACTGTTGACATAGATACTAACGCAGATATTGCTGGTACACTTAATGTTGGTGCTGCAGCAACCCTTGGAAATAACCTTTCGGTTACAGGTACAACAACTCTTACAAGCACACTTACAGCAAACGGTAACGTAGTACTAGGCAGTGACAATGCTGATACAGTTACTGTTAATGCCGACATTGCATCTCATTTATTGACTTCTGCAGGTGATACATATGACATTGGTAGTGCAACTGCAGCAGATAAGTGGCGACATATATACATTACTGGAACAGCAAATCTTCCTACTATAAGCTCTACTACTGCAACTATAGGTACACTTACTGTAAGCACTAGTCTAACTGTACCAGATAACTCTATTGCACTTGGAACTAAAACTACAGGTAATTATGTGGCTGCTGTTTCTGCAGGTGATGCTATTGATATTAATGGTACAGCAGGAGAAGGTTGGACTGCCACAGTAAATCTTGATCTTAGTGAGCTTACAACATCTACTGAAGATGGTGATGGTGATTACTTTGTTGTTGTAGATAGTGCAAATGCCCAGAAAAAACTAACTAAAGCTAACATTAATCTTTCTGGATTTAATAATGACTTAACACTTGCAAGCGGTACTGTTACTTCTATTGAAGCTGGTGATTATCTTACAGGTGGAACCATTACCAGCAGTGGTACACTTGCTGTAGATGCAACTTCAAATAACACTGCAAGTAAGGTTGTGGCAAGAGATGGTTCAGGTAACTTTAGTGCGGGTACTATTACAGCTACACTGTCAGGTTCTGCTACTTCAGTAAGCAATACACTTACTCGTGGTACATATTTAACAGGTGATAATTTTAACGGTTCAGCAGCTACTACATGGGCTGTTGATGCAACCTCTGCAAATACGGCAAGTAAAGTTGTTGTTCGTGATTCAAGTGGTGACTTTAGTGCAAATATTATCACTGCTGATCTTAGTGGTAATGCTACAACAGCTACAACAGCTACAACAGCTTCAGCTTTATCTGGAGTAACTGCTTCAGCAACTGAACTAAACTATAACGACATTACCACACTAGGTACTTCTGAGGCAAGTAAAGTTGTAACTGCAGATGCAAATGGTGATGTCAATCTCTCTGAAGAATTAAAAGCAAAAAGCTATAATGAGACATATTCTACTGTAAGTTCTTCTTCTGGTACCTTGACTATTGATTGTGAAACTGCTAATATATTCCAAGTAACTCTTTCAGAAAATGTTACTACTATATCGGTTACTAATCCACCTGCTTCTGGCACTGCATACGGTTTTATTCTACGTGTAGTTCAAGACACTACTGCAAGAACAGTTACATGGCCTTCGTCATTTAAATTTTCTAGTGGCATAGAACCTGTAGTTTCTACAGGAAGTGGTGCCATTGACGTGTATGGTTTCTTTACGACAGATGGCGGCACAAACTGGTATGCCTTTACTGCAGGTCAGGACATGAGCTAATGAGTTTTATTACGCAACTTTTGATGCAAGGAACCTTTGGTGATCCAAATTGGGGTGACTTGAGTAGAATGTCTTGGTCTGGGTCAACCTCAGCACCTACCTCTGATTATTATGATATTCAGTCTACGGACCTTGGCGGTCAATCTGCAACTGGTTTTTATTTTCGTGAAGACGGTTCTATGTTTTTTACGAATGATACAAATGAAGTTATTCGTCGTTTTGATTTAAGTACACCTTTTGATCTAACCACAGCAAGTTATAACAAATCTCTCGGACAATTTTCTTCGTGGGACAATCAAGGCACTGGGATTTATTTTAAACCAGATGGTAGTGCTGTCTATATGATTGGTAATGAGGATGAAAAACTTTGGTACAGACCATTAACTACAAATTGGACTTATATGCTAACTCAAGGAAGTCCTTCTTCAAGTTCTTCTTTAACAAGTTATGATAAAAGAGGTCTCTATTTTCGTGAAGATGGTAAAAAGTTTTATTTTACAGCCAATAATCAATTAAACGTCAATACAACCCGAAATTATATATACGAATATACATGTAATACTCCTTGGTTTATTTGGGATACTATTACTCACTCTGGTACTTTTTACCAAGATTTTAGTCACTCTAATGGTGATTACGAAAAGTTTCAGTCAGTAGACTTTAGTCCTGATGGTACAAAGGTTTATGTTATAAGGCGTGATCCAAATTCAGCAAACATTTTAATGAAATATAATTTAGGTACAGCTTGGAGAGTAGGTACGGCTCAAACACCTGCTCAAACATTGACTCTTCCAACAGACTTACAAGACTCTCTTTTTGTACGCCTGAAAAAAGACGGTAAATCTGCTTTTTTAATGGATCAAGTCACCGGCGGGGACGTTTTTAGAATTGGATATTCTTAACATGAGTGATATTAAGTTAACACCTGAAGAGTTAGAAACAATGCTAGACCGTGCTGCAAAGCGTGGAGCTAAAGAAGCTCTAGAATCTATTGGCTTATTAGATAATGATGCTCAAAGAGATATAAGTGAGATGCGCAGCTTATTAGAAGCTTGGCGTGATACACGTAAATCTATTTGGTCAACTGTTGTAAAATTATTCACTGTCGGCATACTGACATTCATAGCTGGTGCAGTGTGGATGACTATGGGTAAATAAAGGTAAAATATTATGGCGTATACTCCATTAAGTAATGTTGAAAAAAGACTAGTTGAAAAATACGGTTGGGTAGATAATGGTGATGGAACTTTATCAGAACCTTATCAAGGTAGAAGATATGATCATGAGGCTGGAGAAAGCTATTCTGAAAGAATGGGCCTAGGTGAAGATTATGTAGCAGCTGATTTTGTATCAGAACCTGAACCTGAACCTGCCCCAGAACCAGAACCAGAATCTGAGTCAGGAAGTTCTACTGCAGGTGGACCTCCTGTTATAAATCCAGGTGGTCAATCAACATCTTTTAATATTACAGATATATACGGTGGAGATGCAACAGCGGGTAGTTCTTCTGTAAACAATTTCATAGCAAACCGTTCTGAAAACGGTCTTGATGGATCAACTGGAACCTACACTTATTTTGGAAATACTTTTAAAATAGGTGAGACCTATAATGGACTTCCCGCTAATGTCGCATACTCAAAGATGGTTCAAGACTGGAGAATGGGTAATGGTTTTGGAGTGGATAGCAACAGTGCTTGGGCTAGATACTCAGCTGGAATTGCAGATGGAACTATTACACCTCCTGGACAAGAACCTATAACTGTAGAGGTTACAACAAACGGTCTTGTAGCTCAAGAGAGGGAGACCCCAAAAACTTTTGTTGAATTTGATAGACGTGTTTTTGGTGAAGATGGAAATGTCATAGGTACAAAAGACCAAGATGGAAACATAACTTACTTTCAATGGTATCTTGATCAACTAGAAGATACTTCAGGCAATGGTGGAACTGGTGGTGGCACTGTGATAGGTGGTAATGCTGGTAGTAACATTGGTGCAAGTAATGTTTGGGACGAAGATAAATTCCCAACTACACCCACTCAAAACACAAGTAGTTTTTCAGGTCAAAACTTTGTCTCTGTACAACCTAGTACTGCAGTTCAAACTGTGCCAGCTGGAGAGACTGCTGTAGTAAACCCTAGTGCACCACAAACTGCAGTTCAAGCAACAGTAACCCCTTCTTATACACCTGTTACAACCCCAGCAACAACCCAAGCAACTACTACAACTCCTGGAACTACTTATACGGCTGGGAATACTGTACCTTATTCTCAAGATGCAAACACAATTCAAAAGTCTACAGCTACACAAACCCTATCTGCAATACCAGACTCAACAACTTATAAGACAGCTTATACTGGCACTAGTGGGGCTGTACCTACAGATTTAGTTACAACAATTCCAGGGTCTCAGCAAGCTATGGGAACTGGGTATAGAAAAGTTAAATACTACAATAGATTCTATCCAGCTCAAACTATTCTTATTACAGAACTAAATGGTATTCCTACTACAGCAGTGCCTATTAACTTTGTTAAAGCTCCTGAAGCAGGTCAGCAGCAACAACAGGCTCAAACATCTGCTGCCAGAGGTGGATTAATGAGGATGGCTCAAGGAGGTGCAGTAAGTGAAAACTCTCCAGATGTTCTTCTGGCAAGAAGATTCTTAGGTTTTAATGGACCATCATCACAACTACAAAACTTTTTAAGTGCAAATCCAGCAGCTGCTGCTCGTATGGGTAAGTACCAACAAGCTATGTCGTCTATGTCTAGCAGGGGATTTGATGAAGGTGGTACAACAGCTATAGGATCTACTGGAACTGGTTCTACTCTATACCCAGAAGAAACTCTTACTGGACCAACTCTGCAAGATTTTCAAGGTATGCAACAGGGTCTAGTATCAAGTACTATGGCACCTATGCAGTCTCCTGTTGATGTTATTGCACCAACAGCCAGTGATTTTATTCCTGTAGATGCAGGTCAAACCGTGGCTACAGCCCCAGTAGCACAAGCTGCTACAGTTGGAACTACATCTCAAGCAGTTACACCTGTTCTTCCTACAGTAGCTGATGGAACTGTAGCTAAAACTGCCACAGGGGTTGGTAATGAATTAGATGAGTTATCTGCTCAAACAGGATCACTCACTGATGACTCTAAAGCAATTTTAAGTGATGGTGAAGTAGCTCAACAAACTACTAGTTCTGTATCAGACATTGATGAAGCTCAAGGTAAGTCTATAGACGTAGTAGCTCCAGATAAATTAGAAGTTAAAAATAACGAGCTTATAGATGTCAATAACGACATAACAGGTCAAGCTGTTAAAGCTGCTACATTTGCCGAAATGGTTCAACATGCTGAAGCTACTCCAACTAAAGAAGCTACAGTACAAGGTCAGCTAGAGGGACTTATGCAGCAATTTGAAGGTGGTAACACACCCCCTTGGGCTGCAGGTGCTATGAGGGCTGCAATGGCTTCTATGGCACAACGTGGTCTTGGTGCATCCTCTATGGCTGGCCAAGCAATGATTCAAGCTGCTATGGAAAGTGCTTTACCTATAGCACAATCTGATGCTGCTACAGTAGCACAATTTGAATTTAAGAACTTGTCAAACAGACAAGAACGTGCTATGCTTGCAGCACAACAAAGAGCAGCATTTATAGGTCAAGAGTTTGACCAAGCTTTCCAAGCTCGTGTGTTTAATGCAACAAGATTTGCTGATGTTGCAAATATGAACTTTACTGCTGAACAGCAGATTGCTTTAGAAAACTCTCGTGCTGCAAATACTATGGAGTTAGCTAACGTATCTAACAGTCAAGCTATGGTAATGGCAGAGGCTGCTGCTTTAGCTAACTTAGACATGGCTAACCTAAGTAACAGACAACAAGCTGCTGTACAGAATGCTCAAAGCTTTTTGCAAATGGATTTTGCTAATCTTAACAATCAACAGCAAACAGCTATGTTTAAAGCTCAACAGAACATTCAGTCGTTGTTTACTGATGCTGCTGCTGAAAATGCTATGGAGCAGTTTAATGCCTCTAGTGAGAATCAAAGTAATCAGTTCTTTGCTAACTTGTCTCAACAGTCTTCACAGTTTAATGCGTCACAGCAGAATGCTATGGAACAGTTTAATACAAATAGCACTAATGCTATGCGTAAATTTAACTCAGAGATTCAACAACAACGTGACTTATTCAATGCTCAAAACGGTTTGGTGATTGCTCAAGCTAATGCTCAGTGGAGACAGAACATAGCCACCATGAATACAGCAGCTCAAAACGAAAGCAACATGAATTATGCTAAAACAATTAATGCTTTGACTTCTACAAACCTAGATCAGATTTGGCAGAGAGAAAGAGACTTGATGTCCTACGTGTATACATCAGATCAAGCAGCTTTAGACAGAGCACTTCAGCTTGTCTTGTCTGACAAGAATGCTCAAATTGTAAGAGAAAAACTTACAATAGAAAAGGACACAGCAGACACTGCTTTAGGTTTAAGGTTCTTGTTCGGAACAAGTAGCATAATTGAGTCTGCTTCTGACATTGTTGATGGCCTTACAAATTAAGTGAGATAGATTAGATGGTAAATTACGCAAATAATTATAAAAACCTAGTTGAAGCTGCCCAAAGGGGTGGAACAGAAATGTCCGAGTCTTTTAAAAGATCTAGAGACAGCCGTGTAAGATCGTTAGGAGTTCCTGAACAGACTGTTTCAGAGGCTGATATAGAGGATCTTTCAAAAAAATTATTAGCTAGGTTTACTGAAATAAGAGAAGAAAACGAGTCTTCTAAAGATAGAATGAAGGAACTTATACAGCAACTTGAAGAAGAAGATATAGAAATTGATCCTCTTACTGATGAGATAGAACCTCCTACAGAAGATCCAGATGTCCAAACTTCAGGAGATGTAGCTAGTTTTGTAGCTGGGTTTGAAGGTTTTAGAAATAAACCTTATTGGGATATTAATAAATGGACATATGGTTACGGATCTACCGCACCCAATGAGACAGCTACCATTACCGAAGCAGAAGCTAAAAAACTTTTACAAAAAGACTTATTAGAAGCAAGAGCTACAGTATTAAAGTTTAAAGATAAGTATGGCTATGACTGGTCTGACAATCAAATAGATGCTTTAACAAGCTTTACTCAAAACTTAGGGCAAGGAAACCTTGAAACACTTCTTACAGGTGACGAAGAAGGTGCAAGAAGTGATGAAGAAATTTCTGAGATGATCCTAGAATATAATAGAGCTGACGGTAAAGTTTTAGCTGGACTTACAAAACGTAGACAAGCAGAAGCAAACTTATTTACTCAGGGGTATAACTAATGATTAGTCCTTTCGATAGACCAATTCCAGGGCAGTCGCTTACGACGACTCCTAAAAATGCACCATATGAAAGACCTCCAGAAATTGTAGATCCCATAGAAGCATTAGATGCTCATATAGATAATCTAATGAAGCCTGGTGCTATGGAAGATGTACTATACTTTTTAGAGTATGGAGCAGACCTTGTGACCTTAGTTCAAGGTATCCTTCGTAGTGCAGTTATGGAAGGTATGCATAGCATTGATGTAAGTTTGATCATAGCTCCAGTTCTTCACGAATATATTAAAGGGTTTGCAGATGCAACTAACTTAGAGTATGATGAAGGGTTTGAAAACGAAGAGAGTAAGAAAGCTTTGTCATATAAGAGAGATGCTGTCAGAGCTAAAAACATGCTTAAAAAGATACAAGAAGAAGAAGGTGAATCAATTCCAGAAACTATGGAAGAGGTATCTGAAGAACCAATGATGGAACCTGAGATTGAAGAAGAAGAGCCAGCTAAGACTGGTCTAATGGCGAGGGTATAATTATGGGATGGAGTTCACAAGGCGCACTAGATTATCTAGACTACGTAGATAAAGAAAAACAGCGTAAAGAAGATCTAAAAAATAAACGTGAAGATACCCTGCTTAGTTTATACCTAGCAGGTGAAGGAGGTAGTGGTAGTACTAAATCTAAAAACATGGAAAGTGCTATAGAGGCTACTTCAATACTTCAACAGAGAGTTAAAGATTCTGAAATCAATAGTGAAAAAGCTTTAAATTTTTATAATAGTGTGTTTGAAGATCCATATGCGGCTCAAGATGTTTTAAATTTCTTAAATGAACAAGCTAGTCAATTTCAAAACGATATTAGTCTTGAAGATCTACCAGACATAATTAGTATTGTTAATGCACCTACCACCACAGAAGATAAGATTGACCTGTTCAGAGAGTTTGAACTGGTAGACTTATCTAATAAAGAAGAATACTTTAAGCTTGCAAAAAAGATTAAGAATATGACTAGAAAATCTGGTCGTACTGCCTTTATTGATATACCTTCTTCTACACTGATAGACCCAGAAAAATCAATTAAACGTTTTGACGAGCAGTTTGAATTAATTGGTGAGTTACTTGCAATGAAAGGTCAAGAATTTCTTACTAATAATCCAGATCCATCTAACGAAAAGAGTAGACTTACTCAAACAGCTATTGAAGATTTAAGAAATGGAACACCTGAAGCTAAGACTTTAGCAACCCAGTATTTGTATAAAACCTATGCAACAGAGGGTTGGCTTAAAACGCAGATGGAAAGTTTTCCTTCTACATTAAAAGGTATAGATAAAGACCCAAGGATGCAGTCTATCATATCTCTAAGTAATCCTTCAAATAGAACTAAAATAACAGTTACACCTGAAATGGTTAAAAAAGAACCTGCACTACAACCCTACTTAAATGAAGAAGTCGAGTTTGAGCTTAGGGATGGTGTATATTATCCAATACTTGGAGAATAATTAATGGCTGGTTTTACTGCCGAAGAACTAGGTATAACTCAAAACAAGGGTTTTACTCTTGAAGAGTTAGAAGTTCAATCACCTACACAACAATCTATATTACCTGAACCTGGTACATATACTCAAGACGATATGGTTGAAGACGATAACATGTATTCAATCATTGAAAACTTTATGTATGATCGTTATGGTAAAGACGAATTTATAAATAACAGTCGTGAACAGGTTGTTGATAAGTTCCTTAACAATAGACGTGGTGTTAGTGCAGGTAATACTGTACGTGGACTAAATGAGTGGGACTATATTAATGACATAAAAGGTGATGATAGTAGGATGGCTAGGGCTGCTGCTGCCTATAGCCTCTACGAGAATATGGCTGACTTGTTTAGTGATAAGACCTCTCTTGCAGAACGTGCAGAAGGTGTTATGGACTATACTAGAACTGCTTTGCTTGATCCAATCAATTTGATTGGTGGCTTGATAGGTAAAGCAATAGGTGGTGGTGCACTGCGTCTTACCAGTGATCAAGCCAGGAAACAAGCATTTAAAGAAATGCAAAAACAAGCTCTTAAAGGTGCTACTCAAAAAGAAATTGCTAACACAGGTAAAAAGAAATTTACTGCGGCAATGGCTCAGGCTAACATTGCTAATACTCAAAAGATAGCTGAGTACTCTGCTAAGGTTTTAGGTACTAATCGTGCTAAACGATTGGCTACTGCACAAGCTATTAAAGAAATTGGAATTACAGCAGGTATTGATTCTGTCGTCAGTGTGGGTATGGAAGCTCTGTACCAAGAGGGTCTTATAGACCTCGGTGTTCGTGATGAGTATAATAAGTTTGCAATGGGTGTTGCAGCTATTGGTGGTATTGTCATGGGTGGAGTACAAGCAGGTGTCGTACTTAAACGTGGCTGGAGTAATACACAAATTCCAACACAAAATTTACCACAGCCAGCTAGTGAAGGCTTCTTATCGGAGATGTCTAAAGCTATTGAAAACTATACTAACCAAACTATTGCACCAATCGGAAGAGATTGGAAGACAAAGATTAAAGGTGGTATGGAGTTTTCTAAAGAAAGTAAAGACCTATCCACAGACTTCTTTACAACTCTTATGCTAGGACATCAGACAGAGTCTGGTGAAGTTGTGTTTAAAGGTATGACTCAAACCGCACTTGAACGTGGATTTGTTTGGGGTAAACGATTTGAGGATGATAAGTTTACCAACTGGATGGCAGACATTATCTCTGGTGTTAGTGACAAAGAAGCTCAAGATTTCTTAACTGCTATTGAAAAAGCAACTGGCAATAAAATTAAAAATAAAAAGAAGCTTACTGGTAGAGATGTTGGTGACATCCTAGCATATAAAATGTCTGAATCAGGTAGAGCTTTGAATGCTGTAGGTCAATCAGCTCGACAACTAGGACTTAACGTTACTGATCTAGAACTTCAACATTTATTTGATGAAGGTGTTGATATGGGTTTGATTAAAAAGCCCAGATCAAAAACAAAAGAGTATACTACTGACACTATTCGTAATGCACAAAATAAAATGGTTCGTGTTCTTGTCTCTCACCCATCTACAAGTGCACTCAATGTAATTGGTTGGGGTACAAACGCAGCTTTAAATACTGTAAGTGATGTAGCTTTAGCCTCCGTACATGCTAGTTGGGGAACACTTAAAAAAGTAGTTGGTGCAAGTGAGTCTGGTGCAAAGTCTCATCGTCTAGCTAATATTTTATTTAGTAATACCTACTCTAGATTTAAGTTTATGTCTGATCCAGATATGACCTATGCTGCCTTTCAATCTGCACTTACAAGAAACTCCGAGGCACTTCAAAAGTTAAATAACGTACTTCCTGGTGGTGTAGAGAATGCTACCAAACTCTTAACTAATGGTAAGTTTAGTGCCACTAAAAAAGCTGTAGACATAGCTACTGATGATCTTATTGATATCACACAAACTCTTACCTTAGTTCATGCTCAAGATTCCTTTACTAAATCTGTAGAGTTTTTAACTCAAATGGATAAACTATTAAGAGCAGGTTATGGAAGAGGTTGGAACGATTTCTATTCTTGGGATGGTGCAGCTAAAGCTATGACCTCTAAACAGTACAGAGAGATAGAAGCACAGGCTGTAGATAAAACTCTCGAAGCTATCTTTTCTAAATCTTATAAAAGCAAAACACCAATTGGTGAAATTGCAGGTGTAATCGAAGATGCAAGAAACCTTCCTGGTATTGGTTTGCTAGTACCTTTTGGTAGGTTCTTTAACAACACTGTCGCCTTTACTGGTAGAAATGCTCCAGGTTTAAACATCGTAATGTCTGGAACTAAAAACCTAGACATGCCCCTAGATGAGGCTGTTGTTAGATCCGCAGTAGTAACAGGACTTGTATGGAGCCTATCAGATATTGAAGGTGAGAATATAGATAATGGACTTCCCCTCTATGCTACAACAGATCCACTAACTGGTGAGGTTATCAATCAACGATACGACTATCCCATATCACTATTTAAAGGTGTTGCAAGGTGGGTTGCTTATGCTCGCAGAGGTGAAGCTATGCCAGAGGCTGAGGCAACTATGCTGCTTGAGGACTTCAGTCTTGGTGGTCTTACCAGAAACTTAACAAAAACTCAAAGAGACCTTATAACACCTTTGAAAGATATGTTTGATCCTGAGACAAGAGACTTGTGGAGAGCTACTGAACAACTGTTTTCAAGTTCTGTATTTACACAACCTGCATCTGCAATTCTAAGACCTCTTGAACCTATTAACTTAGGTGTAGGCATTCTTAGAAAAGAAGAAGCTAGACCAATTGATCGTTATCAAAACAATAAAGGTGTAAATGATGCTTTGAGGTATGTTGATAACATCGCAGGTTTATTCTTAGGAGAACCTCTAGCAGAGACTTTACAACAAGCTGCCAGTGGTCAAGCTGACATAAACTCTACAAAAATGTTTGGTATTCGTACACTTCGTTTAACAGACACACAACGTGTAATGAGCATGGCAGGGCTTGGTGAGTTTGATTATAACGCTGCTAGAAAAGTTAGACTGCAATCTCCAAAAGCTGCAAACAGGTATAATGGAATACTCTTTGATGTACTTGAGGCTGAAGCTGGATTGTTGATAAAAAATAATTGGTTTAGAGGTTTAGACCAAGAAGGTAAAAAGATAGCTTGGAAAGATAAAATTGAAAAGTCTAAAGAGTTAGCTAAAACATTTTTATACCTGCAGTACTCTGGTCCTGTAGAGACCATAGGTCTTCAGTACGAACTAGCCAGTAAGTACAACATGAAAGAGATAAAGAAAGCACTTCAAGATCTAAAGTCTATCCAAGATGATTTTGAGAACTTAACTAGAGGTGAGTTAGAAGTACTCAGGAGTTACCTATCAACTAAAGATGACTTAAAGAAGTTAGAAGTCTACGGAAAACAATACCAATAAAAGAGGGGGCACGAAGCCCCCTTTTATATATCATCATCAAGCATATAATCTGCCCAATCATATGCCTTCCGTTTTATTTCTCGCATATCGTTACTCGACCTTGCCCCTGCCAACAGACCAGTTAAAGCCTGACCTGCTAAGTATATTCTTGGGGTCAGGCTTTTTGTTGTAGGAGCTTTACGCTTTTGCTGAGTAAACTTTTTTGCTTCTTTCTCTAAGCTCTCTTTCAATTACTAGCTCCTTGTTTTTGAAATAGGCTTTGTTAAAGCCCATCTCCCAATCCCTATTATCTTTTGTATTAACTTGGTAGGGATTGCCCAAGTTACCTTCAAGGAAGGCTTGATAACCTTCGTTAAATGGTTTTATTGTCTGCTTTGATTTTGTATAAGTGCTTCTAGGTACCATCTTGCTTTCTTCAAATCCTCTAGACCATTTTTGTAACGCCAACGGTGTAAGTACTTTGCAACGTTACCTCGATAATAACCGATAAGTTCTTCATCTGTCAAGATGTCTTTGATATAATCAATACATTCAATGTCACCTTGACCGTAGTGAGGAGGCTTATTTACGTTGTCTGTCATAGTATAATCAACTCCGCTTCTGTGTATGGAATGTGAAAGAACAACTCACCTGGTCTGATGTATCTACCCTTTGCTTCACCAAGACTTTCCTTGGTCAACAAGAAGTCTCTGATACGCCAAGCTTGCTTGAGGTCTTTACGAAAAACGTAGAAGTTAAGTACTCCATTCTCACTCTGATATTTATCAAGTAGACGTTGCTTACGTTCTGGGATACGTATTTCTCTCCAGTGTGTAGGCCAGTCACCGTCCCAAGCTACCTTGACCTCAGCTTCATTGAAGTAAGTATAGCCATGTTTTTGAGAGACAACATCTACGTTGTAGTTTTCCTCGGTATTGACTAACGTGTGACCTTTCTTTGTGAGATACTCTGTTAAAGCATCCTTAGCTTGTGAATCGTATGCTTCATACAAAGCACGGCTAAATTTTTTTCTAACTGTTTGCAACAGACTGTCTCCATTTTAATTCATACAGCAGTTTATTCTGCTCGTATTCTGACATTACCATCCAATCACGTATCTCGTCAATAGTTCTTTTACACCCTGCGCAATATTTATCTTCTATTCGACAAACTTTTACGCAGGGTGAAGGTATAGATCCTATGTTAGATCTACGATTTCGCATACATCACCAGAACAAGCCATAGTCTGCATTGCTACAGTGTTGTCCTCTTGTTCATACTCTGAAAGCTTTGACCAGTCAATACGTTTTGGCATCAACTTTAGAAGTTCTTTGTACTCATTTTCACTGCAATCCTGATAAGGTGCTTGTTGATACGTATGATCAGAGTGTGGTAAGAAGGACACACCAGACATCTCATCAAAGTGTTTGTACACAAAGGCACCCACATCTAGCCATTCAGAGTCACGGACTGAGATAGTTACAGATGGTTTATGCTCACACCAGTTACGTTGATAAGCTAACCACATCTCAAGTTGCTCAATGGCGGTCATGTCATTACGTGTTACAGCTTTATTAGGTGACTTCTGAGGGAAGCTAAACACTGTAGTAGTGTCACCCTTGAACACACATGGCTCATGAGGAATACCCTGATCTTTCATGAACTGAGTAAGAGGGTCTTTGTTGTCTCCTCGTACAGTCCTAATGTAAAACCGTGAGTGGCGAGCATGGATACCAGATGCTGAATCAACCAACTGAGAAACAGTCCCACTTGGCTTGACGCATGTGATAGCAGCAGATACAGGGATACCAAGTTTATCAGCAAACTCAGCGTTAGTATCAACAGCCACTTGACGAAGGTGTGCAAGAGTTTCATTCAGTCCTTTGTTCTTTGCTGTTAGTAATGGGTTATCCATTATGCCCGTGAGTGACACACCAAGCAGTCGTTCGGCTTCAGTGTTGTCTCTCCACACCTTTCGCAGATACGGGAACTTTGTGTAGGTGGATTGGATAGTTCCCAGAATTGTTGCCAGACGGACCTTTCGTTCCAAGTCGTCGATAGTATCTGTAGCACGTACGACACACTCGGTAAGATTGCAGAACTGATATGGACGAAGAATGATTTCACTGCATGGATTTGTACCAAACTCGTAATCACTATCCCGTCTACCATATTTTGCAGCTTGTTTCTTAGATGCTTCACGATTAAATACCCCCCGTTCTCCTGACTTACTTTCTACTAGAGCTAACCACTCCCGCATAAATGTTTCTACGTCAGGCTTCTCAGTGTAAGATACAGAGTTATTTGCTAACGCACGATGAGCTGCAGTCTCCCACCACTGTCCTGACTTAGCATGACGCATACGGTCATCACTTAGGTTAGATAGACTGATCATAGCTGATCGACGTACACCACCAACCACAACTATCTGCCCAATGAAACACATTAGATCATGGCACTCAAGACTTGAGAGTTTACGACCTTGTGCATTTTTAAATGTAGACACAGCAAAATTAAACAACTCAACCAGAGGTGCTGGACCTGATGCTCTACCACCAAATGTTTTAAGTCTTGCACCCGCAGGACGCACACGAGAGACATCCCATTTAGGAATCTCTCCAGCCCACAGAAGTGCTAACACTTGACGAAAAGCCTTAGCCCAACCCTCTTTGCTATCCTTTACGACGACTGTAGTGTCACTCTCGAACAGCTCTGGTACTTCTGGAAGTTTACTAATGTACTGTCGTTCTACAGAGAAGCCAACCCCAGTACCACATAAAAGGATGTACATCGCTTCGTCGAAGCTCTTAGGATCATCTACGGGTAGATATGAACAGTTGTAACCTGCTGTGTTGTCACGATCAAGAGCAGGACCAGCTGTCATCATAGCTCTCATAGATGGCATGATCTCTAAGCTTAGGATAGCGTCACGAATCTGGTTGATGTATGAGTCGTCACCTGCTGCTGGACGCACAACGTTATCCATGTAGCGTTCTACTGTTTCGTCCCAGTTCTCACGCCCTTTACCATCGAAGTACTTGGCATAGCGTGACTTGTGAATGAATGACTGGTAGTCTGTTGGTAAATAGTTATTCATCTGTTTTTCCTTTTTCCAGTTCTTCGATGCGTTCCAGTAGTTTCTCTACATCTTCATAACGACACCAAGGCCCATCCTTGTCATCTCTACGGACATTTCGAGACCATTCACTTTCTTTCGTAAAGTAAAAACGCCTAATCTTCATCTGTTGTCTCTACCTCTTTTGATGAATCTACAATGATTTTAGACAACGTTACACAACGTTCGTTTAAAACTTGAACCGTGTAGTTCAACCGATTTAATTGATCATGGGCATACAAAATTTCATTATACACTTTCATCTGATCTTCGTTAAAATCTTCAGTGTCATACTCTACTTCATCTATAGTTAGTTTAGCCATTATCTTTTATCTCCTGATCCTGAAAGTGTACCTCTTGCTTTACGACCGTAAAGCTTCTCTAGATTTTCAAAAGCTATATCATGCAAGTCAATGTTAAGATCACGGGACAGCGCAGCTAGATACCAAAGCACATCACCAATCTCTGCAGCAATACCTTTGCGATCAAAGTTGTTGTCACGAATCATCTTCTTAACTTTGTTTGCAACCTCACCTGCCTCACCTGCTAAACCAAGAGCAGGGTAAAGTATACTATGTGTACTATTGTAGATAGCAGTCTTAGCCGCTGCCCGTTGATACTGATCCATAGTCATACGTTCTTTTAAGGCTTCGTTGTAATATTCCCAAGCTTCTAGATCTGATTCATTCAACATTTTTTACCTCACATTCTTCTACAATTACATCGTCTATATCGTATAGACTAGCTTCGATTAATTCTTTTAGCACATCAGAGTTATCCCCAAAAGTTTCAAGAAAGTTAGCTTCAGGGTCTACTTTTATCTTTATTGCTAGCTCAAACCTCATTCGAAAGACCCCTAGTTATACGCACTAGTGCCATTCATGTCAATCACAATCGGGTCAATGCTATTCATAAAATGCTTTTTCCATTCGTAAGCATCATCGAAGTCCTCGAACCAAAAGTTATCTTCACCAACTACACCATCTATCTCTGTTCTACACACCATAAAATACTTAGATCCATCAGGTGCCATCTCAAGTTCTTCTTCCGAGACTTCTTCAATAGCTATTGGACCCTCAGTTACTCCCCAAATTTTTACTTCCATTTCTTTAACAACTCCATATAATGATTTATACTAATCATGGTAATCCAGTCTTTTCTATCCGCACGAAAAAATACAACTGGCTCTCCTTTACCATGTTTATTAGCTTGTTCAATATAGTCATAGGCCATCTTCATACCAGACTTCCTACGTTTAACTTCAATAGTAATTGGTAACTTCTTTCTAGCTGCGGGAGACAGCTGGATGTCTTCTCCAGTGTCTCCCATAGTTGTGGACTTTATGTCATCAGGCTCGAACTCAGGAAAGGTCTCTAATAGCTTGTCTCTGATTTCATTTTGTCCACCACGTCCCTTGGCTTTAGCTGCCCGTGTCATCGAACACCTCTTCTACCTTGGGTTCCTTCTCTACGTGTACTAGATATTCAATACCGTATGAGTACTTGAACATACGTAGATTAGGCCAGCAAGCTTTCTTATACTCACAGAACTGACAAGACTTGTCTAACTTAGTATTAGGACTTGACTTACCTGCAGGTACGGGTTGTACACGGTCAGTAGGTATGTCACCTGCTACTAACTCTTTAGCTGCAAGCATCTCCTCTTCCTTAGTCTTAAGATCTTCTGTGAAGTCATGCACATCTAGGCAGATCTCACCACTAACTTTATCAATCGCAAGGAATGCACCATGTGTCTTGTCTGTAACCAGAGGATCATCCTTACCTGCATAGACATAAGAACTAAGCTGACTTATATAACCAAAGGCATCGTTCTCACGTAGTGTACCTTCCTTAAACTTCTTGAAAGCATATGGGCTACAAGACTTAACATCAACAGTCATACCATCAATTACACAGTCACGGTGACCACGTATGCCATGAACGTTGAGTTTGTCTTGAGAACCTTTCATGCTGTGACCAGAAGCTATCACCATAGATAGGATAAGCTCTTCGATCATATCTCCATAAAAGAAACGAAGCAGTAGATTAGCACTGAGTGGTTCACCGAAGCCTGGCTTGTTTACTTTGTACCAAAGCTTACGTTTACAAGGTGTGCCAATAGACGAAAGAGATAGATACCCACGAGGCTCCTGCGGCTTACTAAATCTTTTGTTGGCAGACATCGCAATGTTGTTGCCTAGCATAGAACCGATGGTTCCGTTCCAGCCGCCTTGTCCATAGATCACGGACTCAAGGTCTTCAACTAATGTATCAATCTTTTTCATGTTATCTCCTTAAAAGGTAGCCCCCCGAAGGGGGCCACTAGTTGTTTTGGGAGGAGGTTAAAACAACACTTCGCTTTGTTTATTATCAGCTGTAACAGATGGCGAAGTATCATCTGAAACAGTATCTGGAACATACTGAACATGGTCAAGAACTGTAACCGCATCCAGTCGAGTACCTACAATACTCTTCATTTTAGTATCATAGACTGAGAGTAGAACCTCTACAGTAGACCCATTACCAATGGTGCCATCAAGATCATAATCCCAATCACTACCATCAGACTTTTTAACAACAGGTGCACCACTATCCCAATCCTTTCCAGTATCAAACTTACGTACTAATTTTACTTTAGTGCCACGTCCCATTTGATCGGGAGTACCCCGCTTCATAGAACGTGAAGCCTTCAGTGTAGCTAGGTTATCATCATCAAGAATTAAGTCGATTGTGCAAGCACCGTTGCACTCTCTATATGCACCATCAAAACCTTCCATGTCACGGTTCTGTGGAAATACTTTTGCCCACTCGGCAATACCAGTTAGTTTTACTTTACGTGTAGCCATTCGGCCCTCCATTGTTAGTGTACGTCACTATATCGCTGACCATATTGTATATCAATACCCAAGTCAACATTTAATTTAAGTTCTTCGTTAAGTTTTTTAATAGCCCAATTCAATGCATCACTATGCTCATCTTGCTCTCCTTGCTTAACTAAGTTAATAGACTCGTCATGAAACTGACCAATGATATTTGGTCTACGTGTTCTATAGTAAGCAACCCACTTATCAAAGCAATAAGCACCAGTCGATTGGTTAAGGGTAGAGAACACATCTTTCTCATAACGAAGTGAATGCCAGAAACCACTGACAGGGTTTTGTACCCACATCTCACCATTGATCTTACGTATCTTTTGAGCCTCAGCAAAAGCTTTGACTGACCAGTTACGTTCCCAATATGCATCAAGCAATGACTGTGCATGAGGAATAGCCATACCAGTAGTACGAGATAACTTAGCTGCACCTACGCCATAGGTAGCTGAATAGTTTACAACTTTGTAGTTTTTACGCATTGCTTTTAAGTCGTCTCGTTCATTCCTATTGTAGGCATCAATGTCAGACTGCGTAATAGCACCTGCATGTTTTGCCAAATCAAGGTGTGGATCAAAACCTTTTTGTGACATTTCATGCACATAGTTTGGATCGTAGGGGTACATATAATGTCTTTTAGTCGTATCTTCAAGAGATGTCATATCCGCACCGCAAAGAATATATCCAGGTGGTGCAATTAAGCAACCCCTTATCTCTTTACCCCACGGTCTGTCTACCCCAGGTAGGTTGACTAAAGGTTTCTTGTGTTTAAATCGTAAGGTGTTGGTAAGACCATCAACTTCAGCACGAACATAACCATTCTGCTCACACTCAATGAATGCCTCAAAGATTTTAAGTCTGTGTTGCATCACAGTTAAACCTTCAAGAACTTCTACGGCAGGGTTACTCTCAGCGATTAGCTTTACTGAGTCGGTAAGTTCACCATCCTTACGGACTTGAGGAATCTTTCTCTCTTCTCCAGTCTCCTTGTTCTTGTCATATTTAAAGGTGCAAGGTTCCCAACCAAGTGAGTACAACCAGTCCTTGACTTGATCAGTGGAATTAGGATTGGGCTGATCCCAACCTTTGATAACTTCAACTTCACCGTCATAGTGCATAGGTAGGTTGTGTTCTTGTAAGAGGTCAAACCAACGTTGTCCATGAGCAGATGGAGAACCATCTTTTTTGAAACAATTCTTTGGCTTTGTTTTCTTGGTGGTCACCTTGCGCTTTGGCATAACTTGAATAAGCTCTGCCTCTTTATCAGACTTCTGTTGGGTAAGATCGTCCACACATTTCTGTGCCAACTCGATATCCAACTTCCATCCGATCCTTTCTGCCACTGAAGCACAGTCCATCTTGAACTCCAGATAGCGGAAGAATTTGTCTAACTTTACCTTGTCCTTGTAGATAAACATAAATCTTTTGAGAACGTCTTGCCACAAGAGCCAGTTTATTTTTACATCCTCTGTACATCTGTGTGCATACTCCTCTTTAGTTAAGTTTTGCCAATCGTCGATCTTTGGCTTAGGTACACTAAAGTCTTCACCGAAAGATTCAAGACCATGCTTAGGTCTATCGTAGTTTAGTACCCAAGACATAGGTAGTGTGTCAAAGAGACGTGCTGTCACCTTGATACCCAAGATCTTTTCTAGAAGTGGTACATCATATCTAATAATGTTGTGACCAACCAACCCCCGCTGAGAGAGTATAAGATCACGCATATCAGAGTAATCAAACAAAGTTTTATAGTTGTTGCCATCATCGGTATAAGACAAGCAGTGTATCTTTGTAGCCTGATCAAGTAGTCCGTCAGCTTCTACATCAAATACAATCATGCTGCTATGTTACTCCTTTCGTATGGTACTTCTTCACTTAAGATTGTTGTCTCTGGATCATAGTAGACCGAACCTGCCCTACCTAATTTAGCAAATGGACGGTTCTTGTCAACAATAAATTCAGTAGTATTCTGAAGTATTTCATCCTCGGACTCGGTATCACGTTCTATCTTTACGCATATAATTGCTTCTTCTTCAAGAGAGGCTGCATACTTTGTACGTCCATCGTCATTAACCTGTGATATAAATACCACACCAATGTTCAACTCCTTAGCAAGCTGTGCCATACGTGACCCAAGTGTAGTCAGGGTACTGGTAGCACCATCAACACCAGAGTTTGACAAGTATGCCAAACGTTGTACGTGATCAACAAACACAAAGTCAGCACCAAAAGATGTAACTGCCATACGTGTGTAATCTAACAAAGTTAGTGGGTCATCATGAGACTGCATCTCGAAGATGATTGTCCTGTTGTTCTCTGAGTCAGCAATCTTGTTGGCTGCTGCTTCAACCTGATCAAGGGTGTAACCATTACGGTCAGCATCCTCTTTGGTACGGACATTGGCACCTAACTCATACGTAGCCATAGCACGTAGGGTAGTAGACTTCATCTCTTCCATGTGAAGTAGAGCAACCTTGACACCCTCATTGTGCAACAGGCCAGTCTCGAAGTAACGGATCACCTCAGTCTTACCAGTACCACGAGGTGCTTTGATAAACGTCAGACCACCCTTGACCATGCCACGAATCTTCTCATCAAGTCCTGCATGACCAGTAGGTACATACTCGTAAGGGTTCTCTGTGCGTAGTGCGTTAGAAAAGTCTTCACTAGAACAGAAGAAGTTCTCAGGGCTGTACCGCATAGGCTTCTTAGCTGCCCACATCAAGTCCTTGCCATCACCTGCTTGCAGGAAGTCATTGGCATCCTTGTGCTTAGACATTGGCACATACCAGAACTTGTCTGGAAATGCTTGGTACAACTTATCAGCTGCTCTACGTCCTGCATGATCAAGCTCACCTGCGTAGACGATCTCTTTGAACGACGACAGATAAAGGTGATTGTGTGCTATGAACTTCTCACCGATACTTGCAGAGGGCAGTGACTTCACAGGAAATGTCTTGCCAAGAATTTGATACAGTGATGCAGCATCGAACTCACCCTCGGTCAGATAGATACGCTGTGATGTACCTGCGTTGAACTCTGGACCGAACAGATGGTTCATGCCCATTCCCCGATCCTTAGTCCATGACTTAGACTTGTCGTCTACCAGACGGTACTTGACCGTGTGTGGATACTTGTAAGCGTAACGTACTGGTCTGCCATCGTCACCTAGCTGCATAGCAATGCCATACAATTCGGCTACGTCAGCATCAAGGCCACGTATGCCTTCGTGTGTTTGTGACACTATGGGTATGTCCATAGGGTTTCTCCTTTCTTTCAAAGGATATTCAGCCTTCACCCATTCGAATACCTCTGGCATATCTTTGGATGGATAGGCTCTCGAACAAGAATGACAATGGCCAAAACCGTCATCATTCCAATTAAAAGCGTCACTTGATCCGCAATCAACATACGGACAAGCTAGGTGTGGATTGTCATTGTTTGCCACGTTGAACCTCCAATCTGAAAGCCCCTTCAGGACTATCCATTGCACTATACAGATCTATGAGCTGTTGTAAAGACATAACTATTACATCGTTTTTATTAGTCTTTTCGTTATACTGAATCATGTACACACGACCATCGTCACTGATGATCACACTTACATCTTCATACCTATCTTTTTCGTCAAGGGTACGGATGAATGCATGATCATATTCTAACTCAACTGTGTACATTACTCTTCCTTTAAACAGAACTCGCAGAAGTCTTCTTTAGATGGGTTACCACAAGACACACACTTGTTTGTGTCATCAGTACCGAACTCATACTCTGTAAGCTCATCTGTCTCATACTTTATATGATCCTCAATAAAATCGTACACCACTTGCAAGTCTAACTTTGCTGCTGCACAGTACAGCACTAGCTTCAGCCCTTCTTCTTGCAGTAGCTTGGCACAGTTGTTATCCAAGTGAAACTGGTAGGTGGCACTACCATCCTCGTGTTCCTCTACGTGTTCTACTCCAATCATTCCAGTCATCACATGTACTCCCTCAATGATTCCCAAGACATGGGATACAGGTTTTCCATCTCCTCGTCAATAGCATCTGCTACCACACGAGTCTCTGCCTGTGTGTCATCCTTACAACGTAGGCTACACATCTTAGCAAAACTAAACACAGTGCCTGACCAATACCACTCAGTCATCATAGACTGGGGCAGTACCATACGT